TGGTAAGTCCTGCTTATAAAAGCGAGTAACGCCTACAGTCGCCAATAAATCACTTATCGTATCGATTTCTTTGATTATGTCCGCCATAGACTACCATCCCGCCTTTTTAAGTTCGGATTGAATTTCCTTCTCGAGCCAATCCGCCCACTTTTCCTGATTTCGTTGCGCTGGCTTATCGAGGAATTTCTTCTCACCGCTGACGTTCGCTCCGCCCGCATCCTCTTCGTGGATGTAATAGGCGTAGTTAAATCGCCTTGATCCGCGAGTAGCATTAGCGCTAATCTCGACGCCGGATCCGTCACCTTCCGTAAATACTTCGGCTTTGATTTGTCTACGCAGATTGCTCGTATCTAATGGCGCAATATCAACCGACTCAGCTTTCCAATTGTTTTTAACGTCTGTTAAACCGTTTTGTAAGCCTTTGTCAACTGCGCTCAATGTGTGCGCTGTTACTTCGGGCAAATTGTCTGATTCAACGTAAAAACTTCTACTCATTGCGCCACCTCACAGAAACACGGACGTCAACGTTACTTTGCCGTTAACCATCCGTGTGTATTTAATCGATATTGGCTCGCGCTCGAACGTATACCCAAGCTCGTTAGTAAACGAAAACTTATCGTTATAGCCAACGTCAGGCATCTTATCGAACATTAATTTCAGCGATGCCGTTACTTCCTCGCCAAGCTGATTCGTTACTACTTCGAATTTCTCCGTTGCTCTAACCGCATATTCAATCGGCTCTGCGTAATCATCAGTCGCCCAACCATCGTTATTGTCTGCGATGTATTTACGTACAGAAGCCTTTTGTTTAAGTGGTATAATCGGCATTACAGCGTCACCCACTTTATGCGTCCGTTATTGCCGTCAATGTCCGGATTAGCTTCGGAAATTAAGTCGCGAATATCATCTGTGATTAAGTCGTCGAGTTCTTTCTTTGCCCAATCCTTAAACGTAAACGAAATGCCGTCGATACTGAATCCGGCAATGCCGCGCTGTGCCATAACGGTAGTATCGTTAAAGTTAGCGTTCAGCACACAAGCGAATAAATAGCTCGCTTCGTTTGGGATCGCGTAACCTTTAAATGCTCGACGCAAGGTACGTTCTCCAACGTTTAAAAACCTAATCTTAACTGTATCATCAGACGCTAAAAAGTCCTCGTTATCAACCGCATGATACGTAACATAATCGGTTACTTCGGTTAAATTCCAATCCATATGTCACACCTCCGTTTTATTTGGCGGAGGCTGTACGTTTAGCTGGCGCTTTGGTTGCGGGCTTTGCCTCCGTCTTTTCTACTTCATCGACGCGAATTGCGTCTGTCATTTCGCCTAATACGGAAATTTCGTCTTTATCTTCCGTTGCGTAAGTTCCGTTATTAAATCGCTTTAGCTCGCCATTAGCATAAAAGCCTAGCGACTTGTAGTGTGATTCGTATTTCGCCATGATTGCGCTCCTTTCGTTAATAATGCGTTAAAGGCGGTGCGTGACCGCCAATTTCGCTATTATTTTAAGCCTTTAATACGAGCATGCGCCTTCTCTTGGTGGAACTCTAGTAAAAATTCTCCTACAATCTGGCCTTCGACATAGTCTCCCTTGACGCCAAGATACGTATGAGTAAACTCTCGGTTACCTAAAGGTTTAATTTGAGTACGGTTAGCATCAACAATTAACACTTCGTCAGGAGCTATGTTGTTGTTTAATAGGATTTCCGCTGAACCGAAGTCAGATAAGAAGTGATCCACAACTTGTCCGCGGCCGTTATCTTGACGAGTAATATTAATTTTCTCAACGTCAGCTGCAGAAAGTGCGCGTTTTTGTTTTGCACCTACGATAATTTTATAGTTACCACCAGTAGCGAATCCGCCTGCTTCATAAATAGCCTGGAATGCATCGCCTAACATATCAAGCGTTAATGCTGCATTACTAGCGTTAGTAACGTTTGTCTTAATAAAGTTACGAATACCGCCAGTTTGACGTACTTTACCGTCTTGAGATTCGTACTTCACGCCGTTGATTACTGCTTTTTCAAGCTGTAACGCAAGCTCTAATAATTTCTTTTGCTTTTCGTATTCGTATAAATCATCGATACCGTGCTCTGACGTTTCCGCTGCAGTACCAGAAATCGATACTGTTTCATCAAAGATTTGCGTTAAGTTAGATACGCGTTTACGTGATTTGTATCGAGCTTTACGAGCGTCAGCGCCCTCTACACCTTCTACGAATTGGAATTCGACTTTAGCACCTTCTGTTACGGCTGCAGCTGTAGTTCCAGCATATCCACGTGTAATCGTAAGCTCATTCGCGTTAACTGCTGTGATTAATAGTAATTCTTCGCCAATTTTTACAACGTGTTTAGGCTCGAAAATAGAACCGTCTGCTACTGTAATTTTTACTGCATCTACTGCCGCAGCTGTTGCTGTTGTTTCATCAGCGTACATTTCGTCCTCAAACCATTGATGCTCAACTTGCGAAACAGGATCACCGAAGCCGACTAAGCTAATCATTGGTGTTTGGTGCGGATTTAAAAGTAATAACTCATCTGTTACTGATTCTTTCTTACCTACGATTTGATTCTGTAAAATTGTCATAATATACATTCCTCCGAGTTTTGTGTTTTAGTTAATAGCGCTAAATTTGCGCAATATAAAAAGCCGTAAACATTGCGTCAACGACTACTTACCAAGTTGTTTTTTAAGTTGTGCGTAAGCTGCACGATCTTTTGGCTGCCCTGACTTACGAGCTTTCTCCGCAGCATCTGCGAGTAGTTGTTCTGCAGTCTTTTCGGATTGTCCGCCAGAACCACCATTTGTAGCTGTTCCGATAGCTTGCGGCTGCTTCTTCGCTACCAGGTACGGTTTATTTTCAACAAGCGTCTTAATAACGACATCGACTCCATTGACTTTGCCATCTTCGCCGATTTCTATCGCGGATAGATCGGACAATGCCATAGCCGCGCCAATGTCGATGATGTTTGCGCTTGATGCTACCTTAATAAATTCGTTCTTAATCGCTTGTTGGCGTGAAGTGTTACGTTCAGTTTCGAGCTGTACCGTTAGCTCAGATAGTTGAGTCTCAAACTGTTGCGCTTGTTCTTGCGCTTTTTGTAAGTCAGTTAGTTCCGATTGGCGTTGTTCTTCCGCCTTTGATTCGTATTCTGATAACTTCGATTTCAAATCGTCATAATCTGCGAACTTCTTACGTTCACGCTCGATTCGTTTAGCGATTAATTCGTCCAATTGCGTTTGCGTGAACGTTTTTTCTGGACTCTCAGGCGATTCGACTTTCGTTTCTGTGGGTGATTGCCCGTCTGGATTCGTCTCAGGTGCTTCTTGCTCGCTACCTTCTGCGAAATATTGAAGATTAAGCGTTAATAATGCGTTGAATTGTTTAATCATCGTATTACCTCCCGTTTAAGGTCTGTAAGACCATTCCGAAAGTTTAAAGCCATTTCGTAAGGCGTGTAAAATCGTTAAATAGCTTCTTTTAGCGTTGAAATAGCGTTATAATCATCTCGACATTCTGGAATTGTTTGCCGAGTAAGTTCTACAAGTTCGATACAGTCAGCAGAAACGCGATTTCTATCGTAATAGTTGCGTATGAAATCCGTATAAGTAGAAAATTTTCGATTCATTCTAACTGGCTCTGTTGATCCACTATACATAAAATACGCCCATCTTAACGCGCTGTTCATGTTTTTAGTTCTGTAAATCAGTAGCCCATCTTCTCTGACTCTCACGCTCAGCTCTACACCTTCATTTTCCAAAAACGACTTAATTCCTTCCATGAATCCTTTAGAGGCTCCGCAGATACTTAATCGAAGAGAGCCTTGTTCGACACTCACTGAGCCGTCACCCTCAACAGCGCCTCTCACTAAGTTCCACATAGTTCTTCTGTCTAAATTCGTAGGCACTTCGCAGTTGTAAGTTTTGTTTGTTTCTGGGAATCCGAGATTATATAAGTCTTGAACTAACTCAGGTTTGCATAGAGTTAATGATTTAGAATTATCTCTTTCATTAGTTTTGATATCGCCTTCAAATTCTATTAGTGCTTTTATCTTTTCTAAAACGTCTATGTCTTTTTCTTGAAGAGTGATTCCTACTTGTTTGCCTGTGTTGATATACCCGTCAGTTAATAACCAACCGTAGACCCATGCTGAATCGTATGAAAATCTTTTAAAGAATTCTTTGTTATATCCGTACACTTGCCTACCTATTGGTCGCCATCTTAAATCGTTCACATTCTGTATGAACCTATCTAAGCTATTTTCGTAAGCAATTAACTCTACAATATTCCTTAAACTTCGCTTTTGAACGAAATACAAGTCGCTGAATTGTTCTTGATTTATAAAATATTCTAAATTGAGAATTTTCCTACCGTTAGGTGCAATTATAAATTTATCGAGACTTTTGTTTCCGTACATCAGAACAACCCCTTCGTTTGTTTTCCCTCGGATAAAATTAGGCGAAAAAGCGCTAAGGGTTGCACCTTATCAAAACGGCTCATGACTTCCGTTTCTATTTCGCCAATATAAAAAACACTCCGCAAGTTAGCGAAATGCTTAATATCATTCGTTATATTTCGATGGGTCACGTAGAGGACTGCATATATGTCGGCAATTTGGATGCCACAACTCATTCCGTGGGATGTTACCTACATACGTATATTCGCCTGGAGCGTCTGGTGTCAGTTTGACAATCTTAGACTCCCATAATCGACATTTATCCACGGCTCCATGATTTGAAATACGT